AAATCCAGAGATATGCTTTGCAACTGTATCGTTGTTTGAGCCTGGCACAGAACTAGGACCACATAAAGATCCACCAGTATACGGAATTCATTACAGACGAATACAAATACCATTATACATACCATCCAAAGATTGTTATATGATTTGGAGAGGACGAAAGATCTTTTGGAAAGAAGGAGTACCTCAAATTTATGACGTTATGGATCACGTGCATGAAGGATACAATTATTCTGATGATGATATGTTATTTCTATTCGTAGATATTTTTAAGACAAATGACAACAGTAACTTGCACTAAATGCAACAACACAATACAGTCTAAACACGAGCATGATTATAAGATGTGTGGTTGTGACAACCAGACATATGTTTGTGGTGACACCTATGGTGGAATGGACATGAGTTATGTGGTAGCATTGACTGAACCAAGAGAGGAAGCAGAGATCCCTAGACTAGGGACAGAAGCACCGAAGAGAAGAAGAACTAGGATGACTGATGTAGATATTAGATGAACGTAGTACAATATCCACCAGTTATTAATTCTATTTCTTTGCATGAATTACTTAGAGAGGTTAGTATGTTTAGTCCTCTGCCTGGTAACTGTTGGATAGGGTTGCATGATGAACCAGAGAATGCCATAGAGAAGTATGTCCTTGATTCATATGATATGTACTTCAAGGATTTGCATCCTTTAGCTACAGGATTTGAATGGTGGTTGCACAATTTTGAATCTTGTGATAAGATGATAGGGTTCCATTCTAGTCATGACGAAATGACTAGGAGAGAGAACGATGGTGAGATGAAATATCCTTTCCTGTCTACTGTCACTTACCTCAACAATCACAAATCACCAACGATCGTTTGGGATACTTCGACTGGACAAAGGGAAAAAGAGATTATAAACTGTCCTCCAACAGAGGTATGTTTCTCTCTTCCTGAGGAGGGAAGGATGCTCACTTCCAATCCTAGATATATAAATGGAGTGCTCCCGTACTCAGTAGGTAGAACAACTCTACACTATGACATATGGGGTTATAGACCAAGAGGTTTAAATCGTGTAGGGGTACGAACAAGAGGACTGTCATCTCAGTTCTTTACTAAACGCATAGGTGAAGATCCAACTGTATGGTTGGGTGATACTTGTGACACTAGTGTTATGTTGTTCGGTCCTGATTGGAAACGACAAGTAACGTTCAAGCATCCTGTGAATGCATCTAATATTGGTAGTTTCTGGAAGGTAATTCAATGATCGAAATCCAAGAAGAAGAACTTAAACAAAAAGAAGACCACTACACTGCACTAGCAGAGAGTGGAGAACCTATACTGGTTGTTAGACCAGATGGTTCCAAGGTACTCATGGTACCTCAAAACCCAGAGGACGTTAGGCATCTGTGGGATCATGACGACGGAGCATAAATAATCAAAAAGGTTTTATTAGATGGACTGGCTACCACATATTGTAGTTAAGGCAGACGCAAACGCAGTGCCTTCAACTGCAGCCTCAGCATTAAAAACATTTGACATTGGTTTCCCAAGTCATAAAGCAACGGTACATTATGTTGGCACTTCTGTAGCAGTACAAAAGTTCTGTGAATCATGGTGTGCTCAAGGTGGACATAAATTTATCAAGTATGATCTTAAGATAAGACAATCCAGATTACACTTTGCTATATGTAAAAGCAGTAGACTTCCTGTTGTACTCATTAGAGGTACAGCAGTTTTTTATGGTGACATGAGTGAGTACTCGTTACCTAGCACTAAAATGTTTGGTGGATTTATCTGGCCAACTGTTGCTGCTCAACCAATCAATGAAGAAAAGAAATTAATTAGACTATCATCAGTAGATAAGACTGTGATATTTTGCAGTCAACCCATCAAGGCAATGAATGTTGTCAATGAGATTACTAAATGGGATAGACCAGATGCTGCAGGTGAAGCATCAGGTGCTAAGAAATGGGATGGTCAGACTATAGTAATGAACGGTGAAGTATACCAACAGGAGAGTGGGTTCTTTAATATGATATATCAGTGGGATCCATCACTGTTCTCTAAGTTCAATGCAAAAACATTTGCAAACTACGAGACTATACTACATGGCAACAGTGCATCTACAGTACATGAAACGTTAGGAAACGTGCCAGAGCAAGAAGCAATAGTAATGGATGGTATTAACTCTGCACTCAATGAAAATTACGATGAACTCAAGGGAATTATGAAGGCATCTCTTGATAGTTTAACAGAGTACGTAGTAAAATAGCTACATAGAATCAGTCACATTAGATAAATGGCTGAACAAGTTAAAAAAGAGGAACCTAAAAAGAAGGGTCTCCTAGGTAAGATTAAAGAGCATGCAGAGGATAAGGAGGAGCAACTTGCTATCCTGTCTACCTTCGTGCGACTTGGAATCTTAGTTTGGTCGGGCGGAATCTTAACATTAGCGTACGTTGATCTACCACCTGCATTAAAAATTCCTAAACAGGACATGGATCCGACCTTCATAGCTTCGGTCTTCACAGGAGTCGTAGCTACCTTCGGTGTCTCCGCAGGAGGTAAGAAGAAGAATGGTGCAGATGGAAGTGCTAACATATCTAAAAAAGATATGGAGTTTCTTATTGCTAAGGCATCAGAGACTGCACCTGCACAAACAATAAGGATCGAACAAGGTCCTGTAAAAATAGTCCCTGACTCAAAGTAAAATCATGCAAAAAATTATAAATGCGATCGCAATATCGTCTGGTGTTGTATCTCTTGCCCTTGTTGCTTCTGGGGTCGGTGTATATCTCAACCGAGGAAAAATTATTGATAGTGTCAAGTCTCAAGTCATGGAGCAAGTCTCTGGTGCACTTGGTTCATCACTTGGTGGAATGGTTCCAGACATAACTGGTCCTGCTGTTCCTTATGATAATCCTACATCACCTGCTATCCCAGTTCCACTTCCATGATAGGTAGAGAAACACCTGCTATCAAATATGATAGAGCACTGACTCTTTTTGAAGAGTCAGTATTGTCACCTGATCACAAACTTAGAGGTTGTGCACACAATCAGGGATGCTATGATGAACTGATGGAAATCAGGGAACATGTTATAGATTATTTAAAGACATTGAGAGAGGTCACACATCACACTAACGCTGATGAGAGTGATGAGATAGAGACTGCTAAAGTTATGCATGCAAAGGTTAGGAATGACTATACCCTTTATCAAAATAGGTAATGTAAATGTAAGGAACTTGAATGTACCTCACATTCATACATTTAATTACGATCTACCAACTCCTGTTGCACCAGGTCATCCTCATGTTACCGAGTATATTGGTAGACCTATCGTAGATATACCAGGTTGTGTAGAAGCACATCCAGACGATAGGAACGCACAGAATTTACCAGAGGATGATCCATCAACGGTTCAAACGTTTTGTGATGGCGAGGTTCCATCATACAATGCGATGGATTATACACCAGAGCAATTAATAATTCAAAGAGAAGTACCACCACCAGTTGTACAACCACCCCCAGAGGTAGATCCACCAGAGGTACCACCGACAGGTGACCTCACTACAGAGACTGAATGTCCTGGTCCTGGCAACCTAAGAGTTGGTGACTTAACACAGGCAGGTGATGAGAAAGTTATAGGTCACGAACTACAAGGCACTGTCTGTGTGACACTGTATGAACCAACGACTGCTGTTGAGAAATTTCTACCATCAGTAAATCAATCCACAACCACAGTGGCAATCGCAGTGTTAGCTACAGCAGGTGCTGCTGCCACACCATTATTATTGAGAGTTATAAAACCAGTCATAAAAAAACTAACCACTTTTGTGAAGAAGAAGTTAGGTAAGAAAGTAGATAAACCATCCCGTCAAGATATTAAGACGGATGAGTATCGTGCGAAGAGAGGACTACCCCCTATCAAACGTTAAGGATTACCGATTGATATTTCGTTTAAAACACTAGCATCATCATTACCATTGAAGTTGAAACTTACACCCCTCTGCTCATTTTTAGGAATACTATGTGTATGCTGACCTACCACACCAGGTGGGTTAACTAATACAACGTCAGCACATACAGCATGGTAAGGAGACTTTGGATGGAACATGATTCCAGCTTTCATTAATTCCCCGCAATTTTTTAACCTGGCTATCTCAAAGTCAAGTCGTTTATTAGCAGTCAACTGTGCACGGTATTCATTGTGCAGTGTGGCTGCTGCTTTGCATAGTTCTACCTGTTCTTTATCCAATGGACGTGACCATGTAGCAGACATACCTAGTGATATAGTTTGATTA